CGATTTCAATAACCGCCGAAGTTGCCGTGGCCGCTTCCAGAGCGATGCCAGCCGTGCCGATGTTGGCCGCCAGCGTGGTCACCTGACCGCCGTTGTCGAATTTAACCACATCACCAACCGCGCAGGTTCCAGAAACCGTGGCGAAGAAGGTGGGGTGAAACAACTTAACTGTCCCTGCATCACCAGCGGCAACATCCTGCTGCACTACGCCAATAGCACGAACCGTGCCAGTAGTCGCCACATCAGCGTTTCCAGCCGTGGTGGTGGAGGGGATGACCAAGCGGTAGGCCGAGATAGCCGTGGAGAAACCGAAGGTACGAAAATGTCCGTCAATTTGTGAACTCATTTTTTATTGTCCTTTGTTAGATTTTGCTAATGCCACGGCTAAGAGCTTCGGCATATTCAGTTGGGTTTGAGAGCATAACGGCTTTCATGGCCGATAGCTTTGAGGTTCCGTAATCGGCATGAGCCGCTACAAGAGCTTCAAAAGTTTTGGGTTCAACCTTGGCTTCGACCTTTTCCTCTACAGCGGGGCTGGCGGGGATGGGCTTGATGCCAAATTCAACGAGGGCTTTTTTCACAAGCTCACTCATATTGGTGTCCTCCTTGGTCTCAACGGCAGGGGTTTCACCCTCGGCCTTTGCGCCTTCGGCAACGACATCTTTGTTTTCAGTTTTCGGGGTTACGATGGCTTCGAGAGCTTCGAGCCTCTTCATCAAGCCTTCCATTTGCGTTTTATATTCGTCCATGTTAGATTTTCCTTTATTGTCAAGTTTTGGGTCGGACTCAACAACTGCTTGTTTAATGTCTGCGGGGACGCTCTGGCCTCCCGCATTGTAGCCCAAATTTTCTTTAGCCTCGGCCTTGACGCAAGAGCCGGGAGCATAAGCCTCGACACCCTTGGCTGGCTTGTAGCCCTCCCAACAACGGAGCTTTGTTCCAACCGCAAAGACAAGCATCTCCGATTCGCTGGTTGCAAAATCCCTAAACCTTTCGTTGGATGCGGGGGAACTAACCAAATCGGCAGAGGCGATGCTCTGAGGGCGAATGTAGTCCTTGCCTCCAATCGTTTCAGATTCGTTCATAAAGGCCAAGGAAACCCCAAACTGATCGGGAGCTTCGTCTGCCATTTCCTTGATAAGTCCGTAATGAGGCGAGCTTTTGAGTAGGTGAAGATCGGCCTTGAGCTTGTCTCCTTCAATGCGGGGATTGCGAGCAAATCCTACAACCGCATCCAGCCCGGAGCCGTGGTTCATCTTAACCTTAACTCCGTTGGGGGCTTTCTTCATTAATTCAAAAGCCTGTTCGATGCTGGTCTTGTCGATCCAGAGATCGTGACCCTTGGCTTCCCCTTGGCTCAAAATATAGACGGCGGGAATCAGGCTCGCATCCTCTAGGGACTTGTTGCGTCTCTGCTTCTTTTTCCAGTCCCGATAGGTCTGATAGGCAACCGCCGCCCTCTGTTTCACATCCTTAAAATCCTTGATGGCTGTTTCGTTCCCCATGAAGCGACCAACAAAATCCTTGATCTTGTCTTTTTTCTCTGGGCTGGGTAGGGGCATATTAGGATAGGGTTAAGAGATACTTGAGGCGATCAACTGCTCCAAGAATGTCATCTCGAATATTCAAAAGATCGGTGTCCCCTTCTGCCAAATAGCCGGGAAGCTCGTCCGACAAGAAAGCGATAAACTCATCATTGTATTCCCCAAAGGAATCTGGCGAAAAGTTGTCTAGCTCAATGCTAAACACAGAAGCCGAAACAATGCGCCCATACTCGCCGAAGAAAGTTTCTAGGAAATTGTCGATCTTTTCATCGAGCATCTCATACGCTTTCCCAAAGCTCTTGTGCTGACTATAACTTTTTGTCTGCCAATGAAATATGCGAAGCTGATTCTGATAGGTAAGCAGATTGGTAAGAATTGTCTCGCCGTTGGCGTTTTCCATAAGGTTATACTTTCTTGTCAATTCCGCTAAATGTCTGCTAATAAACCCTGTCTTCTTCTTCTGGCGGTTCAATAACTTCCAAAATTTTGCCCCCCATTTTAGCAAGCTCTTGAGCCAGATTGCCGCCAATAGACCCATCTGCCGGGCTATATGATGCCAATAGATCGGAATATATGGATTCTATTAGCTCCAAGATGGATTTATTTTTTGTGTCTATTGAGATATCCCCATCCTCAATAGTTATTGAGATGTTTTCCCCTAGCAAAGAGGCGGTAATTTTAATCATAATGTGCTTTATTTTAGCCCTCTTGTTTTCTTGAGGAGTCTACCAGTTGCAATCCCAGATACAAGATCAAACCATTCTGGATCAGCTTGTGCAAATTTGACTGGGTTGTGGTGCAACAATTCTAATCCCATCGAATAAACTTCTGTGCTTGCTAACGATTTGGAACTAAGCCCGCTAGCTGTCTCTCGATATACTTTTCCAGCATAATAAGCATGCTTTTTTGATTCCTTTTCTGGCATAACAGCCTTAAAAGTTTTTTCAAAATCGTCTGGCGATCCTTGCTCTTCCTTGCCAAATCCATAGCCCTTAAAGACCTTTTGGAATTTTTCAATTTTTTCTCCCTTAGTTCTTTTCTTAAGGAAGTCTGAGCATAGGTCATGTGCTTCTGGGCTTCCATTTTCCACTTGATGCCCATACTCGTGAAGAATTGTTTTTAGGCCTGTGTTTTTATTAATTACTATTCCGGTTAAGTCTGCGGCTCTTGTGCCATCAACAAATTCTATTGTTTTTCCGACTGAGTATGCTCTGCTTGCTCCCGAATATGTTATTGGCTTTGAAAGCGATTCAGAATGTATGTTTGGATTAAAAATTGACCTTAAAATGTCCTGTCCTTTTTCTCTTGTTGTTGTCGCAAAATCACCCTTGCTTTCTTTTGTTGATCTTTTGTCTGTTGCTATTGCGGTTTGTTGTTTTTGTTTTAATTCTTCTGTGGCTTTGCTTAATTGCTCTGGAGTAAATCCATCTTGTTTGTTTATGTCTAGCATATCTTTGCGAATGGTCTTTAAGCCAATTTCTCTAACTTTTTGCCTTGCCTCTTGCATAAGCTTTTCTGGCTTTTGCAATTCTTCCCTGAGAGCTTGTCTTTTATTAAATTCTTGCTCTAACTGTGACTTGACTTCCGCATAGCTCTTGGCATCTACTCCGGGCCTATCTCTGGTTTCTGCTAGCTTTGAAATTTTAAGTTGAGTTTCCTTTAATTGTTCTTGTATTTCTTGGTATTTGTTTTCAGCGGATTGTAGTTCTTTCTGTGCGCCCTCTGTTTCTTTAATAATTTTTTGCCTTATTGTTTCAAGCTGTTTTTGATTTTCCTTAACAACCGGCTCTAAAGATGCTCTCTCCTTGCTGTTGTATGCTTTTGTAGCATTTGGAAACTTAGACTTTATGGCTGTATTTTCTTCTGTTGGTTTTTTTGATTCAGCGGGTGGTGGAGGAGGGGGTGGGGGAAGCGGGGGTTTTGGTGCTAGCGGCTTTGGAGGAAGAGGTTTTTTGCTTCCCTTGTCTTGTGGAGTTGGCCTCTTATAGTCTTTTGGAAATTTTCCTCCGGGTCTCGTTGGTGTATAACCACCATCGCTGGCTGGCCTTCCATATCCTACCGCACATTTATTGTCTGGGCCGAAAGTCCCTCCCTCATCTTGCCCGCAATCCCTACCCGCTACAAATTCAGTCTCTACTTTTTTTTTATCGTCAGTAATTGGGCCACCCACAATCCAAGCATCACAAGTTCGTTTGGCCGCACATTTGAAATCAAAAATCTCGCAGTAACCAAGGTTTCCGCCCACCTCTACCTCACCAGCATCCTCTCCAATTCCCTTGCTTATGCAACCTAGTAGCTTCTTGGTTTGATTAAAGGCGGCACAATTACCGCAAAGCATCTTCTTGGCCGTAGCTACATCGCCTTGAAATTCACCAGCTTTCGCCTTCCAATAATCTTCATTTGGTTCGTTAGGATTGGCGGGGCCATAGTTCGCATCGTCCACAGCGTTCTGCCTGTTTTCTAAATTGGTCTTGATGTCTTGCGTGGCAATGGGGCAAGCGGCGGGTTCTTCAAGCTGTTCGTCTCGGCTGTTCATTTGCTTAACCAGCTTCTTTGCCCAAGCATATCCAGCGTCCCCGCCCCAGAGTTGCCATGCTTGCCATCCCTTGCCCTTCTCGCTCCAAGTCGATCCTTCCTTATCAACTTCGTGACGATCAAAGAAAGCCTTCATGCGCCTTGCTGTGTCGGGAGAAATTTCCTTACCCCCGGACAAATCCCTAGCCCTAGCGATTCCAACTGGCGTTCCTCCACGCTGACTAGCTGGCTTGGTTGCCCTTGCCTCTAGTCCCCTCTTGGCCGCTTCCTTTACGCCTTGTGGCGGGGTAAAATCAATGTCCGAATATTTGCCAAGCTCACAAGCATTAAGCATTCCTTTAACCAAAAGCTCAACGCTTTGCTTGTCTAAGGAACTTAAAATACTGGGAACTTTAGGGGTTAGTTTGCCCTCTTTTGTGCTACCAGTAGGAAGGTTTTCAACTGCGCCTTTTTCGCTTGGTTCACGCACTTCGCCCACATCAATATCACCATCGCCACCAGATTCGTATTTTCCTGTTTCTGTATCTTGCTCTCCGATTGCGGGAACATCATTTGAGCCAAGTTTTTCTGATTTGGTCTGATCGATTGGTGGGGGAGTTGGAACTTGCGCCGCTTCCCCCGCTGTAACTTTCCCAGTAGGGGCAAGCGTACCAACATTAATTCCACCCACAATGCTCTGAATAACTTGATCTGGAATATTGGGGAATGCTCCACGGATGATTGCGCTTGCTCCCTCTTGTGTAATTGCACCAGCGGCAACCGCGTTGATGATCTGAATAAGCGAAGAAATCTGCGCTCCGTTGAGCGAGTAGTCGATGAGAGCCTCTTGACCAGTAGGCGTAGGCGATCCATCCGTTGTTGCGCCTTGTTGTGGCGTTGCTGGCGAGCCGTCTGGGTTGAGTTGCGACCTGCTCTGCGCTTGAGCAAACAAGGCACTTTCCGTAATATCGGAAATTGAGGTTGCGGGTATGTTGTATTGATTGGCAAGATCGGAAATCTTCTTGGCTTCTTGTGCTTTTAAGATGATGGAGCTTTCAAAGTCTTGGCCGCGCTCTGCCATGATGTCGGAGCCTGTCCGTAGCCCGGACTTAAACTCGGCAATCGCCGATTCAGATTCACGGCCAAGATCAATCGAAACATTGGCTCCAAAGTTAAACACGCCCTTAGTTGTTTTGGTTCCGATATTGTTCTTAATCAATCCCCTTGAAACCGCATCGGCAATAACGATATTTTTAACAGGTCGAAGAACTTTATCTTCAAGCAGTTTCTGGTGACGCTTGAAAGTGCGGGATGCTTGTTGCATTTCAAGGCGAGCAGTTGGGCCAGACATGGCCGAAGGATCAACGGCAAAAGAATAGGGGATGCCAACACCCATGCAGATATTCCTAAGTAGAATCTTGTGGAACTCTTGGAAGCCGTTGCCGGGGCGATTGGGCGAATCGGGGAACTGCATTTCCTCGCCCGGCTCCAAGTATGTGATCCGTCCCGGCTCGATGCTTTCAATCTTAATGGTCTGATTGTTTGCGTCTAAATCATTGGTCAGATTGGCAAGATCGGTGGCGTTGTTATTCGTGCGCTTAATAATTCCGCCCTGCGAGCTTGCAATCTTGGCGGCCATTTTCTCCATCTGGGTTATCTCGAATATGTCCACGGCATCATTGATGGCGGTACAGAAAGCCGTCACTCCTCGGTATTGGTCAATCCGAAGCGGGTCATATAGGTGGAAAACTTGGTTGGCGGCAATCGTGGCTTGGAACATATAGGCGTTTCCAAATGTCCTAAGATAAACATCGTATCCGTCTGGTGCGCCTGTCTCTTGGTTGATATGGATTCCGCCGATCAAATTTAAGCTAGTGTAGGTGCGGAACGGATCGCCGATTCGGTCTGCCTCTACGCCTTGCAAGCGAAGATTGCCGTCTTGGTCGCGCACTAAAATAAAGAAAAAGTCACCATCTCGAAGCATGGACATTGTTGCAATCTGCATAAGGATCGAGCCTGTGTGCCGTCCCGAAAGATCGCACTTGTCCCACCAGCTATTCCAATATGCCTCGACATCGCTATTTACATTCTGGTCTGTGGTTCTGGCTTGGTAGGTGATATTGGCCGCGACATGAGTGGCAAACTTAAGTAGCAGGGATCGAACAAGGCCAAAGTTCTGATCTAAGTCCCGCGCCCTCTTCATCATTTCTACTCGATCATAATTGGATCGAAAACCCTCTGCACCCTGCAACTGGCTTGGAACTCTCCGCTGACGATTATACATCGTAGCGTCATACTCAAACTTGGTTAGCTTTGCCCTACTCGCCAAACGCTCAACCGCCGCATTAGGATTGAAAAAGGCAACCGCCTTATCAATCAAATTCAATTCAACCCTCTTCACGCTCCGCCCATAGTCCTAACTGGCCCGAATGACGCATACGTATGATACACTTGCGTCCGTGTGGCTACTCGGATGGCTAGGTTTAGCTCTGCAATCGTGTTGGTAACTTCGCCCAAATTGGCTCGGCTGAAAGAACGACCAGCGATGGAATAACTCGCCCCCGCCACCGCTATCGCCTCTAAACAAGTCACATACTTGTCTCGAAGTGAAATTAAGGTGGTAGCTGGCAAACCAACAAATGCTCCACTAGCCATGCAAGTCCTCCTCTGTCAAACTTGTAGGCACAACCCTTAACCTCCCATGCAAAGCCGCCCCACATAGTCCCATACACTCGCAGTCCATTAAGTGATTATTCTTTCCTACTTGCTTCCAAACTCGGCGGGTGCGCCCGGTAAGGGGATTCTTTACCTCGACCTTCACTTCTGAATCAATATGAACCTTCCAAACATCGGGAGTGTCCTCGGCTATAAAGCCATCGGTTTTAAGTAGGGTTGCTAGGATGTCTTTGAAAACAGGGTTAGACCAACGCCAGACAGGGCATAGCTTCCACTTCCACCCCACTTTAGAGCCTGTGGATTTACCGCTGAAAGGATCGCCATTGGCTAGTCTTGAGTATGGCCTTTGCACTTTTAGATCGCCTGTAATTTCTGAAAAGCTGGTTTTGTCTGAACCAACAAGTGCAATAAAACCCCATTCGCAACAATGCAGATATACGCTTCTGGTCTGATCCCCCGAATCTATAAAGCAACATTTTGGCTCGACATTAAACTCTTCTTGCTTGGCTTTAATATCCCCCCAAGTCTCTAGCCTTCCAGCCCACACCAATCGGCTTTTGCCCTCGGCATCCCAAGCCCGAACAATACACCAAGCGTGGAATCCTCCCGCTTCTTGAATGTCGCAAGCCATGATTAGCTTCTCGCCCATACGCACCTCGCCCATTCGGTAGGCTCCGGGCTTAATCTCGATCTTCTCTTGATCGTGTTCCATCCAAGGTTCTGCCAGAACTCGATTCACGAAGTCTTGCAAGCCTAAAATCCCGCCATGCTTGTCTTGCAGGAACTTGACTGCCAGAGAGCCAAAAGTTGCCCACGGAGCGTATAGGCCATTGAGGTGATAGGATCGCCTTCCCGGTTCGCCCTTGGGATTGGTTGGCATCCATTCGCCTTCCCGAAGCATCTTGGTCTTTTGACCATCAGTAATCTTTCCCCTGCACCCCTCACACTCATAATAAGCTGAATTTTTTACTATGCTAAAATCATAAACCGCCTCCTCGATCTTTGCCTTTTCGTCCCACTTAACTTGTCCCCAAAGTAGTTTCTGCTTCATGCCACAATGGGGACATGGCACAAAATAGAATCGCATATCCCCTTTTTGCCATTCTGACCAGATGATTGAATCCGCTGTAGTCGGGGTGCTGGTGCTTACCACAAGATGATTAGGATATGTTGCCACCCTAGCCTCGGCTAACTGTAACGCCCCCGCTTCCTTGGAGCCTGTGCCGTCTGAAAATTTATCAACTTCATCAAGAAGGAGTGTTGAAACGCTACGACTAGAAAGAGCACTCGGAGAGTTGCTTCCCACGAACCACAATGATGATCTGCGAAAATGCTGTTCAAGTATCTTTATTTTATCGGTATTGT